AAACCAAGCCCGCTCTGGAAAGCGTCCAAACACAACCCCCTCGTACCAAAGGCACGGGAGTTAACTGGCCGCTAGCCTCACCGCTTGCGAGCTTGAAGCTCTAGAGCACTACATCGAAGAGAATCCCAAAGACGTTGCCGCCCAACAAGAACTAGCCCAGCTCAATGCAATCTACGAAGACAACCCGCTCCATTTTTTCGAACCGCATAAAAAACAAGCCACCTTTTACGAGGCAGGGCGGATTGCATTCAAGATGTTTGCCGGGGGTACGCAGAGCGGCAAGACGCTTGGCGGGATCGTTGACGACATCATCCAATGTTGTGACGAAGATGCCATCCCCGAACACCTCAAGCCCTTCAAGTATTGGCAGCCACCTTTTAAGTGCCGCGTTGTAACACCCTCCTTCGGACACACCCTCGATCAGTTCCAAGAAAAAGTCAGAGACTGGGTGCCAAGGCACCAACTCAAAGGGGGAAGATGGGAGTCGGCCTACTCCCGTTCTGACTACACACTTCACTTTGAAAACGATTCCTATATTCAGTTTCTCTCGGGGGACCAGGACGTTTCCAAACACGCCGGTTGGACGGGTGACAGGGTTCACTTCGATGAAGAACCGCCTGGCGATCACGGTCGCAAGCTCTACATCGAGAACAAAGCTCGTGTAGCCGTAAGAGAGGGTCAAGTCATGTTCACCATGACTCCCACCGAAGGAATCACTTGGACCGGCGATGAGGTTTGGGAAAAGCGCGGGGAGCCGAACTACTTCGGCATCCAGGTTGACATGGACGACAACCCCACTCTCACCGAAAATGCCAAGCAGATTGTTCTGGATGGGCTTTCCAAGGAAGAACGCGCTGCTAGGAAGTCAGGTGAGTTCGTCTACCTCAAGGGAAAGGTCTACCCCGAGTTCGACTACGACCTTCATGTAGTTCAAACGCCGGACCCAGAACACGTTAATAGCCAAGACGTAATTATTTGCATCGACCCCGGCCTAACAATGACTGCGGTCACATGGACTTGCTTCGACTCAGACAACATCGCTCTGGTCTTCGATGAGCTTTACACAGAAAACACGAACATCGAAACGATTACGCAACAGATCAAAACCATGAACCACATGTGGAAGATCAAAGATCCGTACTACATCATCGACCCCACAAGCCAAAACAGAAGCCAGGCGACTAGCTCTACAGACATGGTTGGCATAGATCAGGTCTTTTTCCAGCACGACATATTCCCCATCTATGCACACAACGACGTAGACCCCGGCATCTTCCAGATAAAGCGAAGGCTTCAGTCTGATCCGCCTGCCTTGCTCGTTTCCGAAGACTGCTCAAAACTTTTGTGGGAACTAAAGCGATACCGCTACCACGAAATAGACACCCCATCAGGGCGAAAGATCGTCCCGGTTAAAAAGGACGACCACGGCCCAGATTGCATTAGGTACACCTGCGCAGAACGCTTTTGGGGCGTCGAGCCGGATTTCAAAAAGCGCAGAAAGCAATCTACTTACGGCTTCCAGGTTCCCTACAAAGAAGAACGGTTCTACCAGGAGGTAGGGCCAATGGGGGCCATGTCATAACGGACGGAACCAACAAACGGATAGTGCTCGGACGGAACCCTTCTAAAGAAAGAACCCAATGTCAGATTTCGTAACACTAGATACCACCAAAGCGGTCTTCTTCAGCGCTGACTCGCTACGTCAGCTCAAGATCACCAATTCCACCAACTCAACGCTTTACTACAAAACGACCTCCGACGTAAGCGCGTCCTCAAACGACGGCAACCTGACGTTGGGAACTTCGGCCACTTTCACTACGGGTCAGTGGGTCATCCCATCGATCAACACCCGTTTGACGATTGAGTACCTCGAAGGCATTACGTTCCAAGACGTAACTGTCACCGACGATCTGGTTGTCTCAGACGACGTAACGATCACCGATGATCTCGCAGTCACAGGTCTTGCGACGGTTGGCGAAACACTTGGCATTACAGGTGTTACTTCCCCCGCCGGAGGCATCGTGGTCGGTGGCGCAACCCCGACAACGGCTGCTAAGGGAATCACCTTCGGTACAGGTGCAACTCCCGCCACGCTTTACCGCTCGGCGGCAGACACCCTCACGACCGATGACGCGATTATCGCCACGGGCGGGGTAACGTCAACCGGAACCCTCGCTGCTACGAACGCAGCGACCGTTGGCACGACGTTGGCTGTCACAGGGGCTACGACACTGACCGGCGGAGTTGCTCAAACCGCTCCGATGACTCGGTTCTTCAGCACCCCGACGGTTCAAGCGTCAACGGACGGGACGAACGCCACTCCGTCGATCACGGTTGTTTATCTGTCACAGATTCTCATTCCCTTCAACTGCACGTTGACGGGGGCGGCAATCTTCAACGGAGCGACGGTCGGTACGGACAAGTGGATTTATGCTCTGTTCAATTCATCGGGAACGCCAGTTGCTAATACAGCAACAGCGGGAACTACAACTTCTGGAGCAGACGCTTTTCAGCAGATTGCGTTTACCACTACCTACGCAGCAAAAGGACCGGAGACCTACTGGGTTGGTTTGTACGCCAATGGAACGACAGATCGTTTCAACGCAATCCCAACCGGACTGCTTGGTCTAAGCCAAGCCGCTCTTGCTGGGAGCGTATCGACGCAGACCTTCGGGACAGTTGCAGCGGTAACGCTCCCGACCACGCAGACAGCCGACGTAGGGCCGTTCTGTTACGTCTATTAATCCGTAACCCCTATACCAATAGGGCAACGAAGGAGAACCATGCCTAGCTATATGAAATGCGACACAAGCAGGCCAATCAATCTCGTCGGGTCAGAACAAGCAGCCGTTATAACCAACGGTGCAACCACAGGGACTCTGTACGTCGGAGGTCCGACAGTTAGTGCGGCTTCCAGCTCCTACTCGATTGCCGCTGGTGCTTCGCGGCCGGTCAAGGGACCGGCGTGGGGGATTGCCTCTACTTCGATCCCGGTATCAACTAACGAAATCTTCATTCCCAAGCTAAAGCCCAACGCTCCTACTCGCTGGTGGGTAGGGAACACTCCGTTAGATGACGCGGCAGCAGGCGGCGGGGCATCGGCTACCCCTACGGCCGGGACGGCCTTCTTGGGGCAGGTGGACATTCTTGAACGCTGCACGCTCACGGGTATCCGCTACCTCGCAGGAGGAACCGGTGGAACAGACGACGTTCTCGTTGCGCTGTATGACTACAAAGGTAACCCCTTGGTGTGGTCTGCAATTACCGGAGCGGTATGCGGAACGGCGAATGAATACACATCGCTCGCTTTTACCGCTGCGTATGAAGTTGTGGTCCCTGGCCGCTACTTTGCTGGCATTACTGCGGCGGGTACCACCTGTCGTTTGCAGGTCCAAAACGGCACCACGGGTCTGGCCGGGGATGTATCGGTTCTAGGCGGTACACATGCTTCAGCTTGGACCGATGGTTCTGCTCCCGTCGCAGTCACAGCGCCTACGACAGCAGGCGAAATCCCCGTTCTCTGCACGTACTGATGCTCAGGTTCAAAGTCACAGACAACACCAAGATCAAGGCCACAAAGAAACTGCCCAAGACGATTCGGTTCGTTTCAGGCGACCCCCTTTTCTATGCCAACCGCAAGGACGGCAAGGAAATCGAGTTGGACGAACCTCGCACGTTTGACAAGTCCTTCTGGGTTTGCTCAGAGGGAGAGTCGTTTGTGACTATCACCATTCCGAAGGAGAAGCTAAATGCAAGTCGTTGAACGTGGGGAGTTCCAGCCCGGAACGTGTTGTATCTCGCACGACTCGACTGGTCCCTTTCTCGATACAGGGGTCTACTTGAACTGCGAGCGCGTGGGTATCAACCCGCGCCTCTACATTCACGTTCCCGTTGCAGAGCAGATCGGCAGAGAAGTAGGGATGGTTCCGAAGCCCGTACTCGACTCAGCCGAGAGTGAGATTGAGAACCTGCGTAACACGGTCCAGGCTCTGGAGGAAGAACTAAACCAAGCCACCACCGTTCTCGATGCTGTGGACACCCTCAAGAATCAGGGCTTTGAACAAAAGCGCGGCCCCGGCAGACCGCGCAAGCCACGGCATGAAAGCGTGGCCGCGTGAGCGCCGCCGTGAATACAGAAGATCTAATCCTCGCGAGTGCATCAAGGACAGCTACTACCAACTCCGTAGAACAACGCAACATGTTCGGCAAGGGAGTGGTGGTTGTCGTGGATGTAACCACCGTGGCTGGTGGTACCCTGACGATCACTCCGGTTATCCAGGTCAAGGCTCTCGATTCAGGTGCTTGGAAGGCGTACTGGACGCCTTCTGCGGGGATAGATGCAACAGGAGCAGCCGCGCAGTTTGTCTACGTCCTATATCCCGGAGCAATCGACTCAGACACCACGGCAAAGGACATGTCCGGTCTTCCGCTCCCGAGAACATGGAGACTCTCAGTGACCCACACGACCTCACAGGCCATTGTCTACTCCGCTTCTGCCTACGTGGTCAAGTAATGGAGATTCTGCTTGGTGTTTCAATCATTGCCAACGTCGGTTTCGGCTACATGCTTTTGCGGCTGAACCAGGACGCAGCCATAGAACGTCAGTCCATTCTCGCCGAAGTCCAAGCAGAGCGGGTGGCGCTTTTGAACAGAATCCAAGCTCCCGAAGCAGCGGTGGCTATTTCGATGGACGATGACTCCGGGCTTTTGAATACGAAATGGGAAGACGACCAGGACTTCAACAACTCCATCGAAGCCATTGAGAACCTAGAAAAGAAGCTTGGCTGAACTATCGGAAGCTCGTCAAAGACGAATAACCCGTGGCGTCAAAAGGATGCGCGATGAAGCACCGGCCCGTAATCTCTGTATGGAGTTTTGGCGCGGAAAGCACTTCGCCTACCTAAACCAAGACGGCGGGGTCAACTACCAAGCCACTGTCTCTCCCGAGAAGCCCCAACACCGTTTCCGGCTCTCAAGGAACTTCATCTTCGACATTATCGAGCGCGAAGTTTCCAGAAGCATTCAGAGGGTTCCAGGCTACGAAGTCTCTGCCTCAACCACCGAACCGATGGACTACTACGCGGCCAAGACCTCAGAGAAGGTCGCTAGATACGGTTACGATAAGTGGGGCCTTAGGGACGCGACAGAGGAAACAGTCCGTTTCGCGCTAAACCAGGACATGGGTTTTGCCTGGCCTTACTTCGACAACACCAAGGGGACGGTGATCGACCCCGAACAGGGGATTGCAGAGGGCGAGATTTGCATTGAACTCTACGGGCCGAATGAAGTCTTTTGGGAGCCGGGAGTCAAGTACGCCCAGTCTGCATGGATGGGGATTCAGCAGGCCAAGCCCTTAGAGGAAGTCCAGGCCATGACACCCCTGAAGTTGAAGGCCGACGCTTCTGCAGGGTTTAAGGACACTAACCGCACCAAGCAGTCAGAAAACCTTTGTCTGGTGACGAACTACTTTGAACGCCCCACCATCCAAAACTCCGAAGGCACCTGGCTGGTAATCGTTCAGGGGAAGGTCATAGACGAGAAGGCCTACCCCGTCGTTGACTCAAAGAAACAAGTCCTAGACGAACCGCTTTTGGTCCCGCTCTCTTACGCGATGGACCCCGACTCCGATACGGACGTAGGGCTTACCCGTCACTTGATTGATCCGATGAGGACGGTCAACGACTGCATCGCAAAGCAGTTGGAGTGGAAGAACCTCTGCCTCAACCCGCAGTTCATCATGCGAAACGGTGTCTGGAAGGGGGCGAAGCGAAACGACGCCCCCGGGATGATTTACAAGGTGTTCGGGAACTCAGATATTCAGATCATTCCCGTTCCGCCGATCCCCCCGGAGCTAGAGCAGATGAAACAAGCGGCGGTGGACGACATGTACCGTATCGCCGCCCAAAACGAACCCCCTTCCCAGGTTGAGTCGGGGAAGGGTCTACAGGCGTTTGAGTCCATTCAGGAAAGAAGGGCGGCATTTATTAGCAAGCTCGCTCAGTTCCACTCAGCATTGATGAGAAGGTGCCTCTTACTCGTCCAGACCTACTACACAGAGGAAAGACTGCTCACCATCCAAGGCCGCTACGGCCCTGAGATTCTTTCCGCCTTCAAGGGTGCTGACCTTCATTCCCAGGTCGATGTGACGGTCAGACCGGCTTCGCTTGAGCCAAGAACCAAAGACGGCGTGAGGCAAGAACTGATGAACCTGACCCAGATGTTCCCCGGTGCCTTCTCGCCTGAACAGGTAATGGCGGCGATGGATCAGGGTTCGGGTGAGAAGCTGATCGAGTCTTACGAGCAAGACGTTCGCAGGGCGCATGAAGTCATCCAGAAAATCAAGTTTGGTCCAGAGGTTCTGTTCAACGAATCCAAGCGCCCACTAGCACCAGGGGAAGGGATGACCACCGATCCCCTCACCGGCCAAGAGACTCCGATCATGGAACCAATCGAAGGTCCGGACGCCCAGCCGATTCTTGACGAGAAGGGCCGGCCCCAAATGACCCCGATGGTAGAAGCCCCCGGCTGGCTTCCGCGCCCCTTCGACAACATCCCCGTCCAGAAGAAGGTCTTCGAGGATTTCATGAAGACCCCAGACTTCGACATGCTGGACAACGGCATGAAGGCTGCCTGCTTTCAGTATTACGCAGCACTCGAAGAAGGCGAAGCACGCAAGGCCCAAAAGGCCCAGATGCAACAAGCACAGATGGCACAGAACATGGGCGAGCAAAACGCCGCCCGCCCAACGCCCAACGGGGACAAGCCCCTCCCCTCAATGCCTGCTCTTACTTAACCGGACTCGGCTCTTTTAGCCACCCGGTAACTAGCGAACTCGCCTCAAGGCACTCGCTCAACGAAAGGAAGATATGCCGGATGACGGCACGCTGGCCCCTGAGGAAACTCCGGGGGTCGAAACAGAGGACACCGACCAAGGTACTCCCTCACCACCCGCTACCGAAACTCCTGAGAACTGGGAACAACGATTCAAAGACACACAAGCGCAGTACACCCAGTCTCAACAGGAACTCTCCGAGTACCGGGACTACATGGAGAAACTGCAATTCGATCCAGATGAGCAAAAGAAGCTTCTCATGGAACTCGCAGATCGCCACAACTACGTTCTTCCCGACGAGGAGGAACCCGAATACCAAGACCCCGGCGAACTCGCACTCCAAAAGCTAGAAGCTTTCGAAACTCAAAGAGCCCAAGAGCAAGAAGAACAAGAGAAAGACGCCTACTGGCAAGAACAAGGAGAGGGCTTTTTTGAAGAACTCTCCAAGTTCCAAGAAGCCGAAGGCATTGAACTCTCTGACAAGGCAGTGGACTTTCTAGGAGCGAAGGTGCTCTTAGGCGGTGCTGACGCCCAGGAGACATTCAAAGCCTGGCTTGAGGAACAGCAGGCGGGCTATGAACGCATAGTCAACTCTAAGAAGAACGCTTCAAGGGCAACATCGGGTAGCGCAGGTTCTCCTAAGTTCGATCCCAACAATCCCGAAGAAGTCGAAGCAGCCCGTATCCAAGCGGCACAGGAGGCTATCGACTCAGCGGAGTAACTATTAGGAGAAACTATGAGCGCAACGCTCGCGGCATACAACGCCGTCTTGAGGCGGGTCGATACCGGCTCGCTGGTAAAGCAGTATTTCACGGACGATGAAATGCTGAAGAAAATCCTCACCACGAAGAAGTACGACCACGGTGAGGTAGTCCGAGTCCCCCTACACACTTCCCGCAACGGCGGGTACACGCCCCTTCCTGAAGGTGGCGGGAACCTAAACGACGCAGGAAACCAGGGAACCGACAAGGCAGAGTACAAAAAGGCCAACCACCACTACCAGGTTGCCATCCAGGGTGACGTCATTGACAGCACCGAAGGTGATGCCAAGGCGATTGCCCAGGCGACAACGACGGAGCTTGACGGAGCGATGGACGACATTCGCTTCCAGATTTCCCGTCAGTGTTTCCAAAACGGAGAGGCAATCCTGGCAAGGGCAGGGACGACCACGACCTCAAACATCGTCCACTTGACTCCTACTGCGTCAGCGCAGTACACAAGTGGAACCAACGCCATTGAGCGTGGGTGGATTTACGAGGGCATGGAAGTAGACATTGGTACGGCTTCCTCGGAAGCCTCCCTTGTAGACGGAGAGGTTGTTACGGCGATTGACGAAACTCTGACCGATCCCACGATCACGGTTTCAACGTCGATCACCACGACCACATCCAACTACGTGTCGTTCAAGAACGCTCGTAGCGGTGCAACCTCAAATGAGGGGAATGGATTCCGCAACATCGTTTCCCAGTCTTCAACACTGGCTGGGTTGACGGTCGCAGGACAGCCGCGCTGGAAGGCGGCATATGAGTCCTCAACGCCCACCGCTCTCACCCTGGCTGTTCTTTTGAACATGGACCGCAAGATTCACCAAAAGACCGGCAAGAAGGCTGATGTGATTTTCACGGGCCTAAAGCAGGAGCAGAAGTTCTATGAGCTACTTCAGCAGCAGGTTCGCTACAACAACGATAAAGGCATCGAAGCCGGAAATCAGGAAGTCGCAAGGTGGCGCTCCAAGGATGTAATCGGCCACCCCAACTGCCACGACGAAGACCTCTACATGGGATTGTGGAAGCACATCTTCATCGCGCAGGGCAAGGACCCCTACTGGCAGAACGCAATCACGGGTTCTAAGAACGCATGGGACCATATACAGGGGACAGACTCCTACGGTGGAAAGCTCACCTGGCGTGTAAACCTCTGTACCGACCGTCGCCAGGCGTTCGCGGCCGAGAAAGCACTGACGTAGAAACCGTAAACGGGGGGTCGCTTATTGCGGCCCCCTTTTGCATGAAAGGAACACGATGGCTGTATCCGTTGCAAGAGTCCTACAAGGCGGGTTGCCGCACACTACGGTTGGCGCGCAAAAACAGACCGTCACTGATGTGACGATGGACGATGACTACACCACGGGTGGTAAGGCAGTAACAGCCGCTCAGTTGGGCCTGAGTGCCGTTTATTCAGGGCAGGTAGAGGTTGGCACTTCGGCTTCTGGTGCCGATGATTTTGCCAACGTCGCTCTGATTCCACAAACAAACGGTTCGGTGCTTTTGAAGTCCCACATCTCCTCTGGCGCAGAGTCGTCTAGCTCGGCAGATCAGACCGGCGTGGTGTTGCGAGTGACCGCTCAGGGTTACTAGGATGCTCTACCTCCCTCCGGGGGTCGCGCAAGGCATTGTTCAAGAAGAAGAGCTAGATCGCCAGGAGGCGGTCGCAGTCTATGGGAACCGTTTTCTTCGGGCCAAGGACGACCGGCTCTCGCTCGTCTTCGCAAGGGAAGGTGCCATCGCGCCTGATTTGACTCCTGGCCGCTGGCATGTCGAACGACAAAATGACGGTGGCATCCCTCACACCTACATGCCCATCGCAGGTCCAAACGGAGAGTATATCGAGCCCTCTGTAGATCGGATTATCAACGTCCTAAACGAGCGGGATATGTGGAAAAGCGGAGCGATAGACAAGATCAATAACCACAAGAAGGCGCTGCGTGAAGCTGACCGCAAAACCCGCCAGGCAGTTCTAGACGAACAACGCTACGAGGCAGAGATAACAGCCAAGGTGATTCTCGGCCAAGGCTCCGCCCCTAAGAAGGCAAGTGCAGCCCGTCGGGCCCGCAAGGAAGCTGGCGTGGAGCACATGCTGTGACGCTCGCAGACGTTAAACTTCAAGAAATTGCACCCGCGCCGTGTGAGGGCCGGGTGCGCGACACCAGGAGGTCAGTCCTGATGCAAGAACAAGGTTACTGCAAATGTGGGTGTGGGGAAAGAACAAACGTCGCTCCGCAGGCCATCAAGAAACATGGGCTCAAAAAGGGCGAGCATTATCGGTTCGTTCATGGGCACAACGGGGTCGCTTCCACAGATAAATACCGCATTGACCCCTTAACGGATTGTTGGGTTTGGCAACGATTTCTGACGCCCGACGGTTACGGACGCTTTGTTCGTGATGGAGTTGCTGCTTGCACTATTTCTAATGTTCGGGCAGAACGCTTTTGGAAAGAGAAGGATCGACCGTGACCTTGGCAGAGTTAAGGCAAGAGGTGGCAGCCCGCGGGTTTGACTTTGTGTCTTCAACAAGGCTCGACCGCTGGATAAATCAGGCCTATACCGAAATCTGCAACTACGCCCCGTGGCCGTTCCTCGAAACCTCCACCACCAAGACCAATGCCCAGGCGATTACGGATTTGGGTTCGGTCCTCTCGGTCTATGACGCTGCAACCAAGAGTGAACTCCACGCTGCCGACCGGGACTGGATAAAGCAGAACATCTCCAACGACCTGACCATCACCGGAACAGCTTGTTACTGGTATCTCACATCCTCTAACACCTTCAACGTCTACCCCGTAGACACAGCCACGTTCACCATCTACTACCTAGAGGTTCCAAATGAGCTTGACAGTGACACTGATGAACCGCTCATACCAGATCGTTTCCAAGACCTCATCGTGGACCGTGCCGCAATTAAGGCTTACAAGGACAATGACCAATACGAGGCTGTTTCCGCGCTAAGGGCTGAGTACAACACCGACCTAGAACAGATGGGCTGGGCGTTTTTCGGGCGCAACCTGCAAGAACCAGAGCAAGTCAATCGTATTGCGAGTCATGAATGGGCCTAGGCAGCTATCAGGTAATTCAATTCCCCGGATTTGGTCGCGGCTTGAATCTGCACGATAAAGCCGACGCGGTGTTGATGGACGAAGCCGTTGATGCTTTGAACGTAGAACACACCCGCCACGGCGCTGTTAGACAGCGGGACGGCTACGACAACCTCACGGCCTCAGAGCTAACCAACCAACCGGACTCCATGCACCCCTACACAACCACAGGGGGCACTCGGTATTTAGTGGTAGGTAATGGAGTGGACTCTGGTGCTAATGCTTCAATCCATAGTCTGAATACATCGGGTACGGCTGTTAGAAACAATCTTCAGGATTCGGTTGCTAATACCGCTTCGCCTAACTTTTTCGCAGCTTACGCGGCCCCAGGGGGCGCTGACCTCTTTATCTCGAACGGGACAGATGAAGTCAGGATGCTCAGTGGAACTACGTTTTCTGTTCCCGACTATGAATTGACAGCGGGCGGCACGGACGTAGGGCTGAAAGCAAAGTTCGTTAGCGTGGACACGACTTCTAACCGGCTTGTGGCAGCAGAGAATAAGAACTCCACCGGGTTTGCGGCAGCGACAAACACTCAAGATACGGTTCGCTTCTCAGACGCAGGCGACCCAACGGTTTGGGGGGACAACAATTACGTCCACCTCTCACCGGGCGACGGCGAGCCGATCATGGGGATGATCGGCTGGAGAGAACTCGTCTTCGTCTTCAAGCAGACCAAGTTCTTTGTCTTCTACGGCGAGGGGGTAGACGGTGCGGGTGAGCCAGAGTTCCAATTTAGAACATTCGACACCGGGATCGGGCTGGCTTCTTCTCGCGCATTGTGCGCTGGGCGCGACGGCGTGTATTTCATGGATCGCAAGGGCGTTTACCAAACGACGGGGCAAGAAGCCAAGCGTGTTTCGGAGAACGTAGAACCGATTTTCTTTTCTGGTGCCAGCCCGTTCTTTCAGGGCGGCACCCTGCTTCAGTCTCAGATAACAAACTGCGTGATGCACTGGATAAACGAACGTGTCTATTTGGCTTACACATCAACCTCAACGACCAACAACTACATGCTGGTCTTCGATACGAGATATGGCTGGTGGACGCTTTGGAACATCCCCGCTTCGTGTATGGCGACCTTCCGCCCCTCAGACAACGACGAGTTGGTATTCGGCTACTCAACTGGAAGCAACTACGTAGGACGCTTCTCTTTCGTGCCCGACACCTATACCAACGATGACGCGGTGGCGATAACGAGTAGGTGGCAGTCCGGTTGGGCTGACCTCGGAACTCCAAACGAGAAGTACATTCGCCAGACAAGGGTTTCAGGCGAAGGCAAGGTTTCCGTAGGCGTAGCTGACGACTTCCAAACCTCCGCCAGCACCCCGACGCTTCTCGACTTCTCAGTCACTCAACCGCTTACAGGGACGGCAATCGTCGGAACCGCAGTAGTCGGCCCCATTCCCCCTTACAAGACAAAACTTCACCGCGTAGCTGGCAAAGGAAAGGTTTTCTCTCTCATGGCTTCTAATTCCACCCTAAACCAAGGGTTTACAATACAAAGAGCAGATTACGAGTTGAAGGGAATGCGTGGGCCTGCGCTCTCGGTGGACGCATGAGCCAGATCGTGCAAGGCAAAACATGGGTCAACGGCGAAGTCATCACCCATACGGCACTTAATGCTTCGCAGGCCAATCTTGTTACGACTGTGAATGACTTGGCGGGGCAGTATAAAACTCTTTTAACAACAACGGCTGGGATTTTGGCTGGCGAGCCTGCCGCTACAAAGATTTTATCCCCGACTGATTCGGACACGTATTTATCGAATGCCGGTGAAGGCATATACGAGAGTGGCGATAACATTATCGCTGGTCTCACATTCCGGGCTTTCGTTCCCATGATTTATTTTGACGATGCCGACGCAACGGCAACATCATTGATACAAAAGCTGCGTTTGCGGGCGCAAGTCAATACGAATAATGCGTCCCCGACGATTACCTTTACGTTTGGTCTATATCCAGTGACCTTCGCAGGCGGGACCGAGGTGTTCACAGTTACATTAGGAACTGTCGTTTCAGGCTCAACGGTAGCCATAGCTTCGCCTGCGGCGACTTCTACGGTTTCGGCCAACTCTGGCGACTTCACGATTCCGTCCGATGGTCAGTATGCGCTTGGTTGCGTAACTAGTGCCATGATGCCGGATACTAGTGCTGCTCTGCTTACAGCCCAGTTGCAGACGCGGAGTGTCTAAAGACATCGCAGGCGCGCTTGTGTTGTCGTGGCGTGGCGTTGTAGCTTCCCCCTACGGCGGTCCTTAAACGTCGCTTTACGGCGCAAAGGGAATAGGCCTCGGCTGCGAGTTCATGGTCAAAGGTTTTCCAGCGAAAGATATGCCCGAAGGCGCGATAGTGGGCATATCTGAACCAACGCGCGATTCCTACATGCCCTAGTTCATGTAGGAATGTTTGTCGCGGTGTTGTCGCTGTTGGGTGGATGTAGATCGCTGAAAGGTCGTTAAACGTGCAGCCTTGCGCGGATGTGAATGCAGGAGATGGGCAGGGAGCCGCAATGACGATGATGATGTCTTTGGTGGTAGGAACCTTTGATGCATTGGCCCAAGTTTGATACGGCTCGGCAACCCGACCATCAGGCGTAACCAACGTAACCGCCTCCGCCCCACTCGGCAACACCGCGAGACACAACAAACTGAGAAGCAGACCCTTCTTCATACCCCCCACCCTACCCGAAGGCACCCTTTTGTCTACTTTGCCGGACCCACTTGTACGCGAACCTGGAATTCAGAGGAATTTCGACGCTCTGGCAGCCAGAATCAGGCCACCGGACTTCGTTACCACGCTTGCCAGTTCTCCTTCGGTCGGTACAGAGGTCTATTACGCCCACTCTCAAGGCTTCTGGCACCTGAAGTTCTATTCGGATTCCTACTGGTACTTCCTTGGAGGGGTGGCGCTTTATACACAAGACCCCAACACGCGCACCGGGACAACGGCCAGCACTTACGACACCACAGGCGCACCCTCGGTCACGCTTCCCCTGGCGGGCGATTACGACATTGAGTTCGGAGCGCAATCAGTCCTGAGCGTCGAAGCTGGCACCAACGATGGGCGCATCGGCCTCCATGTCAACGGCACCCTCACCAATCAAGCCTTTTGGAGAATGACCGCTTCCGGCCAGGGGTCGGCTGGCAGCACCCCAATACGTCGTACCGGGATAACGGCAGGACACGTTGTCGCTGCTCGTTACTCCGGTTGGGCGGGGCTTGACGTTGCGTTTTCCCAGCTTTTCATCTCGGCTATTCCGGTAAGGGTTCAAGGTTGATAACGCGCTCCACTCAAAATCACAAGCCCGCCAAACGGATCAAGGTCAAGCGCCGCTTCTATGAAGAACTTGTCGCAGAGAACGCCATGCTCAAGCTGGAAACCGAACACCATGAACACAACAAGGCCCTGCTGGAACAAACCGTTGCTTACCTACAAGCCATTCAGACCAACAACACCGAAACCCAAAAAGAACTTGAAGCCCGCACCGAAGAATTAAGGACAGATATTCGTGGCTGATCGCATACCCGGTAATTCACTTTCAGGCAGAAAGGTAGTCGCGCTTGCCGGAACCTCTGAGCAACTTTCCACCAACCCAACTTCTACCGTCGAAGTGACGATTTGCGCCGAACTTGACAACGCAGGTGTCGTGGTTGTGGGCGATGCGAACGTTGACGCCACAGCATCCACTAGGACGGGCGTTCCCCTAAACGCAGGCGACACCTACACCAAGGGCATCAACTACCTCGGGGAGATATGGCTTGACTCCGCAATAAGCGGCGAGGGCGTTACTTTCGACGCAGACTGTATCTAGATGGGAACCAAGGTTGAACGCGCGCCAGCTTCTAGCCTCCCTCCCTCAGGTGTAGCAGGAGGCGTTCTAAGCGGTACCTACCCCAATCCCGGCTTCGCTGCCGATATGGCGACTCAAGCCGAGCTAGACGCAGCCTACGCAGCAGCGATCCAACGCGCCAACCACACCGGCAATCAACTAGCAGCGACCATCTCAGACTTCGCTAGCACCAGTAATACGCTAATCGCAGCCTATGCCCAGCCACTCGACGCCGAACTCACAGCACTCGCTTCTACAATAAGCGCCGCCGACGCCCTCCCTTATTTCACTGGATTGGGCACCGCTACAACAACGACCCTGACCACCTTCGGCCGTTCGCTCATTGACGATGCCAACGCGGCAGCGGCTATCGCCACGCTCGGTCTAGACGCTGACATCGCCACGCTGTCGTTGCCGGGCTCAACCACAATCACGGCGTTTGGTGCTTCGCTCATTGACGATGCAAATGCTGCGGCGGGTATTGCAACGCTCGGTCTAGACGCCGATCTAGCCACGTTTGCAGTTTCCGCGAGTACCACAATCTCTGCCTTCGGCGCGACTCTGGTTGACGACGCCGACGCGACTACGGCGAGGGCCACGCTTGGGGCGGTTATCGGAACGAACGTCCAAGCTTGGGATGTAGACCTCGATGAGATGGCTGCTCTGTCGAACGTCGCAGGCGACATTCTCTACACCGACGCAGGCCCGAACTGGCAAAGACTTCCGAAGGGCACATCGGGCACGTTCCTAAAGCAGGGCGCAACAATTCCGGCATGGACGGCTCTTGCCTCCACGGATATGTCTAACTTCTCAAGCTCGGTTACGGCACTTCTTACCAACGCCAATATCCCGAATGACCTGACACTCGACAACATCACGCAGGTAACGACGCGCTCGCATGCGTCGATGCAGAACCTCTCGGCCGACGATCACACGCAATACACCCTGTTAGCGGGACGTGCAGGTAGTCAGACTTGGGTCGGTGGCACGGCTCCTGGTGAGAACGCGACGATTAAGTCAACAGCCCACGCGACCAAGGGTTCGATCGTTCTTGATGATGCAGTCAGCCTGTGGCCCTCGATCCCCGACAACCCTGGGACCACCTCGGCATTGACGTTCAATCCGACCTTTGCGGACTCTGGAAGCGGAGGTGGCTCGACAATAAAAGGCCTCGACTTCAACCCGACCTTCTCAAATGCCGGGTCGCAATTACTCTCCCAGCTCTCCGCGGTGACAGGTCGAGGAACCTTCACCTACAACATCAATCCGCTTTTCACCAACCTGTTCCAACTGTTCGTAGCTCAGCCGACTTTGTCGATGGCTGGTGCCGGTGCTGTAGTGAACTCGTGGACGATTCTCTCGCAGCAGGTAATCGCTGGAGCTTCAACGATTGCCGCAGGTTCTACGAACGTCCATATCGGCTTTGACGAGAACTCCCAGGTCTCAAGCACCGGCGCAGCAGGCTCGGCCGGTTGGTCGCAATTTACCGGGTTCAGGTTCGCGCCGCGCATGGACTCTGTAACAGGTGGCGGCAGCCCGTCGGTCACAACGATTACCGATCTGCGGGCACTATGGGTCGTAGGTGTTGCAAAGGCGGGGGCTGGAACCAACACCGTCACTAATCAGGTCGCCGTAGATATTGCTGACTTAACGGGCGCAACTACCAACCTATCGTTGCGCTCTGCCGGAGCTGCTGTAGCAATGCGCCACGGCGGACCAGGAGTCTTTGGAGCCAACGCAGCGCCAACCAATGCGAGTGTAGGGCTAGAGGTTCAATCAACCACCAAGGCGTTTCTACTGCCGCGCATGACCACCGCCCAGCGTGACGCCATGACTGCCGTAGATGGCATGGTGATCATGAATACCACTACCGCTGTAGTCGAAGCACGCGAAGCAGGAGCCTGGGTGAACCTATGACCACAGACCAAGCTATCCAGTTGTTCTTAGTCTCTTTCGACACGCTCGACAATCCGGCATTGGCCGAGCTGGTCAAGAAGACTAAGACGCAACAGACCGCAGCCCTGCGCGCGTGCATGATTGTGTTGCGCGATGAGCAGCAAGCCACACTAGACGGGCTGCCCGCACAACACGCCGCCGCGCTTGCCGGAACCGAAGCCTACATTGCTGAACTCGACCAACTGATTGGAACCCTTTGATGGAGAGACGGACGGATGCCAGCTAAGAAGCCAAGTAGGCAGGCTTCACAAGAAAAGACCGACAGTTTCGTTATCGAGTTCTCAGAGCTTGAGTTGCGCTTAATCGCTGGGGTCTTGGCTGCCTTTACTTTCCGTACGCCACAGGAGAAAGTCATCGCTGCCCAAGCGCAGCAGAAAGCAGAGCAAGCTCTTGGCTCGTAAAAAGGCTTCGATCAACAAACCGAAGAAGCTCAAGGGTGGCATTCCGATACCGCCTGCCAGCAATCCCTGGCATGGACTTCAAAGCCCCGTTGACCCCAAGAATCCTTATAAGGGCTATACCTCGTACAAGGGCAAGCTCTATGCGGGGCCGAACGTAGGAAAGAAGTCAACGAGTACCGGGGCAGGCGCGGCTCCTCCCCCCGTGGCCCCACCGAACGTAGGCGGGGTTCCTCTTGGCTCTTCGGGCTTCCCCGAAGACGCGGCCTACGGGCAAGAAGTCGGGATTCAGCAAAAGAGCTACGCCGACACGATGGCCAACATTCAAAGGCAACGTCAGGATGCTGCAAACGAATCAGGATATAGCACGGATCAGGTAACGGCAGTTGCCAGTCCTTATTCGCAGGCGAACATGCTGGAACGCAGCTACAAGCAAGACCAAGCCCGTTCAACGAACTCATTCGCCGCAAGGGGCCAACTGTATTCCGGCTCCCTTCAGAACTCCCAAAATCAGAATCGTTTTGGCTATGACCAAGGTGTTGACTCTGGGCGAAAGAAGTTTGAACAACTCATGGCTGGGCTCGGTTATCAGGAACAGCAAGCCGGTTCTCAACGTGACCTATCTGTTCTAGGGGCTGGTCAGGGCGCACTCGGGCGTGCGCAGGCGAATGAACCCGTAGACCCTGGTTATTCAGCCAGCCCCGGCATCCCTTCACCTGGGAACCCCACTCAGGGTTCTCGAACGAACCCCACTCAGGGTTCTCGAACGAACCTCACGCCGGCTCAACGCAAGACACTAACGAAACGCACAACGCCCACTTCCAAGCAACGCTACATAAACAAGTACGGGAAATAATGGCGACCACACTGGACCCCAAGAAATACAGCAAGCTCCTACACGCTCGTAAGACGGACTCATCGCGTGAGCGCTTCCGCAAGAAGTACAACCCCAAGAAGGGTGGAAGCGAGGGCAAAGGGAAAAGGGCTTCCGACCCCTTCACCCCCCAGATCAAAGCCGCAGAAGAACTTAGATTCGGCCCACAGACACGGGAACTACAAAGCCAACAGCGCGCAGAAGCCCAGAGGACCGCAGACGCAGGCTCTTGGTACAACGACTACCTCAACAAGGTAAACCAGGCCAAGCAGGACTCAGCCGCCAGGGACGCCCAGCTAGTCCAGCAGGCCCAACAACGTGCTTCCAGCGCCCAGGCACAATCCCAACAGGGAAGCGAGCAGACCCAACAGGCAGCCGAAGCAGACGCAGCCAAGCGCGGGGCAGCGGTCAACCCCCAACTTGCCCAACAGGAAAACCAAGCTTCCGCTGCGCGTAGGTCTTCAGCCGAACAGGGAACCAACTTCTTAGACACCCTCGCCAGAAATCAGTCCCAGCACATGACCACCTTTCAGACCTCAGCAGCCAAAGGTGGAATAGAAGCCAAGCAAACCCAACAGCGCAGGGAACGCAAGATAGCCCAACAGCTTCTAGACCAAGCCAGGGAAAAGGGAGCGTTCAGGACAGACTTCGGCCGTCAACTTCGTGACGACCTATCCAAGCGCCAAGCAGAAGCCGCAGCCTTCAGTTTGGACTCAGAGAAGCTGAGTCTCGATAAGCAGTCCAAGGCTTTCGACCAGTGGCTACAGAAGAACAAGCTCTCCCTAGACGCCAGCCAGTTTGACGTTACTTCGGGTATTCAGCAGCAAAACGCCAATGCGAATACGCAGCGGGCTAATAAGCCTTCTGGCGGCAGTAAGGGGCCG